GGTCACACACCCAAGGCCAAGCGACGCTTTGCCCAACGCGTTGTGGCTGTCGTTGAGTTCCTGCTCGAAGCCCCTGTGCAGATGACTGCCACGGAGTTGCTCGCCTCCTTGGAGGAGCAGATTGCCGAGGATATGGTCGCCGAATTGACTGCGTCATGAGTAGGTATTGGTTCAGGCGCTACTGCATCGCTGACATAAAGCGGATGTGGGACTGATTAGGATGTAGACCCACAGGTGTACTTGGAGGACGCTATGCGTCGGGGGCTCGACTCCCCCTGCACCACACCATTCGCGTGATTTGATTAGGTAGCAGCGCGAAACCTGTCGGGTGCTAATCAGCCACGGACAAGGAAGTCTACTTAATTGTAGCAGGTGTGCTTGGAAGGAGGGGTCGGTTATCTTCGGAGCCGTTATCCTCGGGGGTTCGATTCCCCCCACACCACAAACACTTAAACCCATACATTATGGACAACCTCAAATACAGCCCCGAGATGGCTCAAACTCTCTCTGCCGCTTTGAATTGGCTCACCATGAAGGGGCACTCGCCCTCGCTCCGTTGGGAGCATTGGACCGCTGACAAGCCCGTCATCACCATCCATGTCCGGACGTTCACCGAGGACCACAAGTTCCTCGATGCGATAGCCGTATCCATCAGCGAGCCATGGCAAATCGACCGCTTCGCGGCCCAATGGCAAGCCCATGTGGACGAGATGGAAGCACAAACCGAAACCATCGAAGCATAATGGAACCCATGACAGCCCAAATGCCTGACACAACTCTCGTGTGGATGGGCATAATCATAATCACTCTTCTCATCGGCTTTGTTGCCGCAATTACCAAGAACACATGAAGGTAGAACTCAACATCGACGACAAGCGCTTGCACGACGTCTTCTGCAACGCCATGTACTCATCCCGTGACCTCCTCGTTGTACAGGAAGAGTGGGACAAGATAGACGAGTATTGGAACAGCCCCCTGAACAAAGACGTTCGGGAGGCGCACCCCGACCCGTACATCGAACGCAAGATGTGGGCATACATCGAGGCGGGCAAGTCCATTGCCTTCTACGACGAGTATCAGGAGCAGTTCTGCGAGCTGTCATGGCATCGTGTCGCTGACGGCACAGCCAAGATGGCCAAGGACTACGATTGGCACTTCATGAACATCATCACCGAGGACGACGACGCCATCACGGCAGACGTGTGGCTCCAATGCGTACTGCTCGGTGAAGTAGTCTACGGATAATCAACAAGGGGAGGGGGACTCACCTCCTCCCTTCAAACCCTTAATTCAATACAATGGCTTACTCGAAAGCATACGACGTAACCAACCGCCTCATCGACTACGAGTGCGGACACCTCGACGACTCGGCAACCCTTCGCCTGTTCTCTGAACTCGTCAAGACAGGCATGGCTTGGACACTCCAAGGACACTACGGACGCACAGCGCAAGCACTCATCGACGATGGGTGGCTCGAAGCGGACGGCAATTTCGGAATCAAGGTAGATACTCTACCACTCAACTAATTTTCATTTCAATCCCATACATCATGGAAGAATCAATCAAAAACCTTTTGGACCACGCCCAACTTCAGTCCGACCTTCACGGAGGCCGTGCTGATTTCTGTAAGGAAGTTCAACGCGTCATCAAGGAGCAGGCAGATGAGATTGCCAAGCTCAAAGCCGACGCTGAGTCTAACATCGGGGACACATGCCCAAGTACATTCACCAAGGCATTCCTGCTCGGTGCAGGGTATGGTGCTAACTATCAAACATCGTACGTCCAAGACGAGGTGCGTGACTACGAGGCCGACATCTACACAACCGTCTGCGACGGCGGGATGTACATGGACATCAGCGGCACGTACACCCTTGACTCGTCGGACTTGGTAGACCACCTGCACTTCCGCTCAATGAACCTCTCTGACTTGGAGGACATCCGCGCCTTCCTCGACATGAAGGACGAAGAAATCATGGACAACCTCGCTCGCATTGGCATTGGCCCGCGACAACTTCCAATCAACCTTGACAAATCAACAGACAATGAGACGCAACAGAATGAGTCCTGATGTGTGGCTGTGGTTCGCCTTCCTTGCATGGTTGGCGTTCCTCGGCTCACTACTTACAATCCTCTAACCCACTATGAATGAAGCAAGCAAACCTAACCCAAGTACAGAAAGCATTGCTGTACATCAAGGCGCTCGGACACACCGAGGCCGACATTGTCCGCACGGGTGACGACCCTGTGGATGATGGTTTTACAGTGACCGTTCACTCCAAGCAAATACTCATCGAGGGCGACCCTCCTGTGTACCAATCTCTGTACATCAGGTTGCATCAGTCCGACGTTGAGGCGTTCGCGGGAGCGTACGACACACAGGTAGAATACTTACAACCACAAAGCTCTTTCAAACCTTATCAATAAGTAACCATGGCAAAATACCACGGCACAGGTGAACACAACGGCATCACCTTCAACATCGAGAACGGAGGCTACGGCCTCAGCAGAGGTATCGCAGAAGTCAACGGCAAGGAACTCGTAACCGAGTGGGCTTACCGCGACGAAACGTACAGCTACCAAGCAATCCGTTCACTCATCGACAACGAAACATCAACCCATCAATACTAATAACTATGTCTAAGATTAACAAGGACTCCGGTTCCTACTGGGACCAAGAAGGCAAGTACCAAGCAGAGTACGATGCTGCATGGAAAACACTCATCCCTGCATCAGGTGCGGCAGAGGATGGACTACCCGAAGCACTGCGTGCAATCTCCCGGGTCGGCTACGACTACTACAACAACGGGTTCTGCAACCTGTGGCATGAGTGGGAGGACGTTGACGATTGGGGTGGTGACATCACAGTACGCGAGATGGACTCATACTACGAGGACTTGGTGGACTACCTCGCCTACCACGTACCGGCCAAGATGTACAATGAGTTCAAGGATTGGCTACCCACCGTCAACTACGGGAGCATCACGTGGGGTGCCAACGGCGACGACGTCATCGACCGCATCATCAACCACATCATCGAGCAGATGCTCAAAGAAGAACTAATCGCCAAGGCATGAAACAGACAGGACCATTGACAGAGTTCCCAAAGGACATGACCCGCAGGAACAAGAGAGTGTGCCAAGAAGGGTACCAAAAAGAGATGCAGGGTGCGGGACTCAACCTCGTAGACTGCGGTAGCTGTGGCTCTACGTTCATCCATCGTACAAGCCACGAGGAGTTGGAGTGCCCCTTCTGCGACTATCGCTCCGAGCCTTGCGACTTCCCCGACCACTTCCACGATGGCTTCGCTGACTCAACAACGAAGACAATGACTCGTGAAGAAAAGATTGAACGCTACGTCGATGCCGTAGTGCAGGACATGGATTGGAAAACCATGTACCTGTCCCTCTGCGACTTCCTCTACGAGGACTTGAAGCACGAGAGCGACGAAGAGATTGACCAACGATACAACGAATACTTTGAAGACAATGACTGACGAAATCCTACACAACCTCCGACTGGAGGTAAGCTCTTGCTTCAATGCCAACCATGGTTGCGTGAATGCAAGTACAGGCACCACACTCATCAGCGCATATCAACACCTATCTCAGTTGATGATTGACGAGTACGACCTCGGACACTACGAAGTTGACAACCTTGTCGCAGACATCGAGCAACTAATCGCAGAGAGAATCGCAGAAGAATCACCAAAATTCCAAGACGAATGAGACTTCCAAGATTCAAAGACAACCTATGGATTGTGGGCGACAACGTGTGTAGCTACGGCGTGCCCGTGGCTCGCATCGAAGGCGACACATTGCAACAGCTAAAAGGTATGGTGTCTGTTACAACACAGAGGCACATCAACTATGCGGCTGAACAACTCAAACTCAAACTCAGAAAACCTAAGAACAAATGATTTTCAATCTATTCAAACGCAAGTCCCGTGAGGAGTTCGACTACCGAGCGGGCGGCATGCTCATCAAGCGCATCCCAAACCTCAAGGGTGAAGAGGGTATGCGCATCCGCATCGAGGTGGGCAACAAAGACTTCATCTCTCTGTCCAACTGCTTGCACATCGGCAGGGCAGCACAGCTCGCCAAGCACGAGGCTGACCCGATGAATCAGTTTAAGTTCAACGGCAGAGTCAACAAGCAAATCAACACGCTTCGTTACCTGTCAACTGCACTTGTCAACGAGCACCGAGCAAAGAAAGGCAAGGAACCTCTTGCGGTTATGGATTCTAATGACTAACTTTATCAACATGGAAGAGTATATCTTACAGGAAGACACTGACAATCAGTACGTTGTGTTCGTCACGTACGAGTACCATCCGTACCGTCCTGACAGTGACGTCGACCCCGGTAACCCTGAGTACGTGGAGGTTGACCGTGTGTACATCAAGAGCACACGCCCTGTTGTCGAGCCCAACGTGGTACCCGAGGAGCCCATCGACATCACGGACTTTCACCTCGCTACTCTCATGGACTTCGCTGCTCTCGAGGAGCAGATACTACAACACCTAAATTCATTTAAGTAATGACAGATTTTGAAGAACGCAGATTCCTTGTCGGTTGGTCTGACGACGGCAAGGATTACGCCACGATGGTGTGGCTGTGCCAAGTGCCTATCAGTCACAAGGGCTACAGCATCCACACACTTGATGGCTCGTCAGACTTGTTCGTAGTCGCCCCCGATGGCGGTGTAGTGGGTAATGCCAAATCGTACGAGGTATGAGTGGGTACTACAAGCTGCGCTACCACTTGGGGCGTGGCAAGAACTACAAGAAGTGGCAGCTCAAGCACATGTCCCCCGTGGGCAAGTTTGCATTGGGTACATTCTACCGAGACCCTGATGCCTTCTGCGCCCTGTTGCACAACTGTCGACTGCGCAACCATGGCACGGTAGCCAAGAAGATTCATGACGGCATGAACAAGACTGTGTGTGCATGGATTGAGTTCGATGACTACCACGAGATAAGGGGCACCCACGTGCCACGTCTCGTCATGGAGCAGACAGACAAGAAGTACAGGTATAACCCACACAAGGCACCGCATTGGGTAAGCGACACGTGCGACAACGAAGACGACACTGTCATCCCTTTGATTCTTGTGTACAAAACAAACCTTTATGGAATCACAGAGTAAGGATGCTATGTACAAGGCATGCTACATGCAGTTCATGTACGGTGGCTCGACAGTCTCTCCATACACGGGAGAGGTACCTACCACAGGCTACATGGTAGGACGTAGCGACTTGGCCGAGACCATCTTTGTGCAGTCAGTCTACGACCCCGCCATGGGAGCGATGGACCTGCCGCAGATACAGGTGCCACGCAATGAGTACACGTCGAACCTAGCGATTGCTTGGACCATTCAGATGAGTGCCATCAAGAAGCTCAAGCAGCACACGCTGCGCTCCAAGATGTACGTCGGAACGTGGGACAACAAGCAGGGCTCGACAGAGGTAGACATCTCACAGCGATTCGATGAGCTAGATGACGCGCTTGACAAGTGCCGACTACTCGGAGAGAAATGTGTGTGGGACCTATCAAACAACGAAGAAATCTATGTTTAATTCAATTACAACAACCATGTCTAATTTCAAGAGACGCTGGTCACAGAAGGAAGTGGCCATTGCAACCGAGCACATCACGTCTGACGTGCCACTCACGTTCAACAACCCTACCATCAACAAGGTGGCAACACTTGTGGGACGCTCACCTGAATCGGTGTGCGCCAAGATGACTCAAATGCGAATCAACGCACGGCAGTCAATCGAGCTCAGTACTAGCGAGCGCAACGCAGCAGTGCTCGTCATGTCCCGCATGCTGTTCCACGATGAGGTAGACGGGGAGCTGTACTTCAAGCTCATGCGCATCATCCACGAGAACAGCACGACAATTCGATGACAGAACGGGGATGGCGCAGACATCTGCTTATACTAAGGATTGCACTAGCACTATACATCTCGTTCATTATCAAGATGTTATGGTGGCGATGGCACTGATGTGTGGAAAACTTTTTCCGCATATCGTGCTGTCGAATCCTTGATTTTGTCAAAAATAGTTCCGAACTTTCCCCCGATAAATCGGGAACAACACAATTTAATATCACATGAATACAATCATTCATAAGCTATCCGACGTGCAGGCACGCCTGAAAGCACCCAAGGGACAATTCAACTCCTTTGGTAAGTACAAGTACCGCTCGTGCGAGGACATTGTAGAATCTGTAAAACCTCTACTTACTCAACACGGACTGGCTCTCGTGATGAGTGACAGCATTGTCGAGACAGGCGGACGTGTATATGTACACTCCACTGTGACGGTCACTGACGGAGAGTCAGAGGTGTCCGCCTCAGGCTTTGCTCGAGAAGAAGAGAACAAGAAGGGGATGGATGGCTCGCAAGTCACAGGTGCTGCTTCGTCCTATGCGAGGAAGTACGCACTCAATGGTCTGTTCTGCATCGACGATGGCAAGGACAGCGACTCTACCAACACACATGGTAAGTACGTGCCACAAGAAAGAATCACTGCACCTCCTGTCAAGGACGGCAAGATTAAGCCACAGGTAGACGATGAGACTATGGACAAGGCTATCGCCTTCATTCAGAACTCAAAGAATCCACAGCAAGCTTACGCCATGTCCGTGGAGAAGTACACCTTTACTCCTGACCAAGACTCCGAACTACTCGAGACAGTCAATAAGACCGTCGCAGCTAAAGGCGCAAAGAGTAAGAAGAAGTAATGGAGTTTTCTCTCAAGCTTCAGGAGAAGACAGGCAAGAGTTATCTGTCATACAGCTCAGTCAAGAATGCGCTCACTGACATGCGTGCATTTGAACTGTACATGGCAGGTAAGCTGAAGAAGGAGTCTCCGGCTCTCACCTTTGGCTCGATGTATGACATGATGCTGTTCGAGCCTGACAAAGCTAAGGCTACCTATCAGAAGATAGACCACGACGAAATCATGGAGAAGATGAGCGACAGAGTTAAGGCGCTCAAGAATCCTAAGAGTTCGTCAGAGTACAAGGCCTCAGTGCAACAGCTCAAGACTGACGCTATCGAAGAAGGCAAGCACCTTGTAGATGAGTCAGAGTGGAAGACAGCCTTCTTCATGGTGAAGAGACTGATTGACTCAGGCATCAAGGACGAGTACCTCAAGGGTGACTATCAAGTAGAGTTCAACGAGTTCATTGACGACATCCCCGTGCGCGGCTTCTTTGATTGCCAAGGCCAGTACTATGTGTCAGACAGCAAGAGCACGAGGTCCATCCCGGGCTTCAGGTACGATGTAAACAAATTTTCTTATGACATTCAAGCGTATATCTACACGCAGGTTGCGGGTCTTGATGACTTCTTTTGGGTTGCTCAGGAAAAGACGTACCCGTACCCGGTGGCTGTCTACAAGGCGAAGGAAGAGACGATTCTGAGAGGCAAGTTCAAGTTTGAACAGGGCGTCGAGAAAATAAAAGATTGGCTTTTCCTTGACAAACCCGTGGTCAATGACTACATTTACGAAGAAATTTAATTCAACATTCTATTCACATGGATAACAAACCAACCACAGACCGCGTGTTCATCGGCGATGTAACACAGGTCAAATCATCAGCTCGCCTCAAGTTCACCCTTGCCGAGTTGGAAGAGATGAAGAAGTACGCAACAGAGAAAGGCTCAGTCTATGTCTCAGTTGTGTTGACTCCAGACAAGGAGCGCTTCTCGAAGTCAAATGCTTGGGCATCAGTCTACGACCCACGTGCTGAGTCCGGCAAATCAACGAAGTCTTCGGACGTACCGTTCTAAGGTAAACTGTTTCATGTTGATTAGGGGGAGGCGCTTGGGTTAGGCGTCTTCCCCGCTTCATGTCATGAGAGACATTTACTACTACGAGCTCAAGCTTCGCGTAACCAAAGGCAAAAAGAAATTCACCGAGCACACCAAGATGGACTACGCTGTGACCAGTGCAGAGGAACCTGAAGACATCCTCAAGGGTCACACGTGGGAAAGGATGTATCGCTCTTACTACGGACCTAGATACGATGGCAAAGTCGAAATCAAAATTGAGGAAATCCTCTCGAAAAAAAGGGTGGGTTCCAAACTACGTGGTAAAGAGGGGTAGCCTCGAGGAGTTGACGCAAGCACGCGATGCTTACTACGAAGCTGTCGGCTATGACTTCTTGCCGGACAGCAGGCTGCAGATGAACGTCATCCTTCGGGTTGCGTTCGCAGATGCAATGCAACACTACTTCACAATAGTCTCGATTGCTAAGTGTCTTGGCAAGGACCACAGCAGTGTGTGCTACTATGTGAAGAACGCTGACTTGTACAGCGAACAGTTCTCCTTCTACAAGATGCTGAGAGAAACAGCAAGCTGCATCTATCACATGGAGGTTGGGAACACAGCAATGGGTGTAAGACTCAAGAACAACATCAAGCAATATGTCGAAGCATTGGAATCATCGTGACTTTGTGCGCGAAGTTAGAGGCGTGTGCAATGAACTAATGTCACTGCTAACAGAAAAAAACCGGAGGTATGGCAACGCTGCACTAGACCCAGCGCGTATCTTTAGCAAGGCAAGCTCGCACGAGCAGCTGCTAGTTCGCATTGACGACAAGCTGAACCGCATCAAGAATTGGGGGACAGACGACGTGGATGAGGACACACTGCTAGACCTCATGGGATACTTGATGTTACTACGGATTAACATGAAACATGACACAAGTGATAACGATATTCGAGGACCTTTACAACAAGAAGCCGCTGTATATCACAGTGGAGACAGCACTGCAACGCATCCAATCTGGCAAACAGAAACAGAAGATTGAGCGAGTCCGCGAGGGCGACAAGGAAGCAAAGAAGCAGTTGCCTGTTGTGCTGTGGAGTGGCAGGTTCAAGGAAAGAAAGGATGACTCGCTGCAAAAGCACAGCGGCATCATTGTCCTTGACTTCGACCACGTATCAGATGTAGAAGACGCTAAGTCTAAGCTTGCCTTTGACCAACATGTGGTTGCATGCTGGACCTCACCGAGTGGTGACGGGGTCAAGGCAATCGTAGAGATTAGCAACCCGGAGAGACATCGAGACCACTTCCGTTCTCTCTGTGAATACTTTGAAAGAAAGCATGGCCTTGAGGCTGACCCCTCAGGCATCAACGAATCGCGTGCGTGTTTTGAATCGTACGACGACAACATCTGCATCAACTCTGAGCCCACAAGATTCGGTGGACTCAAATCGGAGCAGCATGCAGAGCCAAACCCTACCGAGGTAAAGGGGCGTACTGACTATGAGAAGCTACAAATCGCCGCTCAGATGATTCGGTACGCCCCCGATGGGGGCAAACACGCAGCACTTGTGCGTGCCTCATACTTGTTGGGTGGCTTCATCGCTGCAGGTCGGGTCGAAGAGGACGAGGCCTTTCGTATGCTCGTTCGTGAAATCGAAGCGCGGAATCCTCTCGACCTTGACCAAGCCCGCAAGACAATCATCGACGGGATAGAGCAGGGTAAGCTTGCACCTATCGGAGAGATTGTCCGAGAGCTTGAGAAGATACGGCACGAGATGCGTGTCAATGACGGCGATATGTCCTTCATCGCATCCGACGACACCGACTACGACTGGATTAAGAAGTACGTGACGGGACAGATAGAGCTTGGGCTAGGCACAGAGAACGAGAAGTTCGACGAGTACTTTAGGTTCAAGCGTGAGTTCCTAATGATTAACGGGCACAGCAACGTGGGTAAGACAACCTTTACGCTGTGGCTGATGGTAGCTGCCTCCATGCTACACGGCTGGAAGTGGTTGGTCTACAGCGCAGAGAACCCTACATGGGCAAACAAGATGAAGGTCATGCAGTTCTGTATGGACATGCCTATCAAGCGCATGAACCACAAGGAACTTACAACAGCACACGATTGGGTCAACAAACACTTTACATTTATTGACAACCACAAGAACTACAGCTACTCCGACATCCTCGTGTTCGCGGAGAAGGTGATGAAGTACGAAGGGTTGGACGGTGTGCTCATAGACCCATACAATGCACTGCGCATTGACATGAGCGCACATCGCGGTATCAGTACCCACGAGTACCACTACGAGGCAGCTAGTGAGTTCCTGACCTTCAGCGTCAAGAATCAGGTTGCCATGTGGGTGAATGCTCACGCCTTCACTGAGGCGCAACGACGCAAGGGCGATGACGGTTTGCCCACTGCCCCGTACGCTGAGGATACTGAAGGTGGTGGTAAGTTTGTGAACAGAGCCGATGGCTTTATCACATTACACCGCAAGATTCAAGCGCAAGAGTGGAGTGACCGTCGCACTGTCGAGATGCACGTGAGGAAAGTTCGCATGACAGAGACTGGCGGCCACCCTACTCCCCTTGATTTTCCACTACGATTCGAGTTCAGTCAAGAGCAATCAGGATTCAACTTTGTGTCACCCGGGCCTAGGTTGTTCCGACCTTTATGTGAATTACTTGTGGGAAAACAGACCAGCATTTGATTGGCTGTTGACCTAACTTTACACCATGGCACGGCGTAAAAGCATGAACCGTGGTGGCAAGAAACTCAAGTCTGGTCTTGAGGTGTACTGCTATGACAAGTTGAAAGAAGCTAAGCTCAAGTTCGACTACGAACCTGAGAGCTTTACTCTCGTCGATAGGTTCATCTACCCCGGTATCTATTTCAAGTCGACCAACAGGCGACCTGACATGATGGATTACTCAGGGAAGATGGTCAGGAAGATGGAGTACACACCGGACTTTGTGTCTCACGAGCACAAGTTCATCATCGAAACCAAGGGGTACCAGCGTACCCAGCACGGGTTCCCACTTAGGTGGAAGCTTTTCTTGAGACAGATGGTTGATACCGGGAATGGCGACTACATGTTGTTCGTGCCAAAGAACAGCAAACAAGTAGACAAGGTCATTCAAATCATCAAAGATGAAATTAAGAAAGCTAAGTGAACTGTACTCGTTCTCCACGCAGGAGATTCAGAGGCTCACAACAGAGCTGTACGAGTCACTGCATGACGATGCAGGCAAGCCCATACACTCTACCGAAGAGATAGCGGAGCTAGTCAAGGACTTCCGCATGAAGGTCAACATTGAGGTGGCAACCATCAAGGACGCCTGCCTTGAATACAACCACTCATGAGCAAGAACTTCCTCAAGGACCAAGACCTCGGTGACCTCGGAGAAGAACTGTGGGCTGCATGGATTAACGCCAAGGGTGGTGATGCCACCATCTCGCAGAACGGTCTAACTGAGAACGGAGAGACTCGCAACTGGGACGTGTATGACAACACTACCGGGGTGTACTATGAGGTCAAGATGGATGTCAAGGCACACTACTGGGCAGAGCGCAGAGGCGAGCCAGTCAATCTGTTCCTAGAATACGAGACAGTAAAAACCCACAAGCCCTGTGGGATTATGAAGACTGATGCTCAGTACTTGGTGTACATCGTGCGCAACCCGCAGGACCTTCACATCGCATACACCTTTGACTTGGAGATGCTGTGCGCTTATCTTTGGGAAGCACACAAGCTCAAAAGATTCCCTGTTCGCAAGCCTGTGATGCACGGAATCGGCAACGTCAATGGCTGGACTCCACCACTACATGAACTGGTAAACGACAAGGCTGCTGGCTTTATCAAGCTCTGCATCCTTCCGCTATCACTACTGAACCCATCACATGAAACAAACGTATCAGAACTGTCGCTGCTTGAGACAGAAAATCGACAGCTTACTTCAGAGTAACTCGTCGTATCAAGCGCACAACATTGGCATAGGAACTACTCCAGAAGAAAAAGAGGAGGTGAACCGCTACTGTTACGAGCAGTTCATCCTCCCCATTAAAGACTTGGACGAAGGGTTCTTTAAGTCTATCAGCTGATAACCTTTGCACCACCCATGGCCATGCCAACCATGTCCTTTGGGTCACGCATCATCTTCATAGCTCCGCCTCCTTCGTACTCCATCTTGCCGCCCATGCCCATCTTGCTTTGCTTGTACTCAGCAATCATGGCTTTGGCTTCTGACTCGTCGACTCCTGCCGACTTCATAATCATCTTGACGACTTCCTCTTCTGGTGGCATCTCCTTCATGCCGTCGAGCATCTTCATGACAGCGGCTTTCTTCTCCATCATGCCGCCTTCTTGATACTCCATCATACCACCCTTCTCCATATCCTTCTTCTTCATCATGGCGCCCTCCTCCATCATCATACGGCGCTTCTCCATCATGCCACCACCGGGCATCTTCTGTTCCTCCATCATGCCGCCTTCGGCCATCATTTGCTTTTTCATGTGCCCACCACCGGGCATCATCTGCATTTCTTTATCCATCATGCCACCCTGTGCCATCATGGCCTTCTTTTTTCCTTGTTCCATACCGCAAATATAAGTTATTCTTCTCTTCTGTAAATCAGGCGAGAACGCATGCCGTCAGTAGCAATGTAGTACCCGCGCTCACGCAGCACCACCTCCTGACCAAACAGGTTGTAGTACCGAGTAGGAACGAATGGTTCCTGCGTAATCTCACGCACATCAGTGATAGGGTCGTTGCATCCAACGGTAACCCATTGCTCGGGGTTGTCTTGCGGCCATGTACCGAGCGAATCAATCCAGTCTACGTCAGACAAGAACCCATACGACACCGTGTCTATAGTTAAGTAGGCACCGTTCCATCCGTCGCCGTAGCTGTCCATCATGTGGATAATGAACCTGTCTGGGTCGGGCATCAGGGCTGCACCAAAGTACGGTGCGCCACCGCCTAACAGAATCATGCTGTCGCATGTCATAATCTCCCACGAGATTTCATCAGGGTAATCACCGGGTGAGCACTCCACGAATACAGGAGTGACGTTAGGCTGCGCCCACACAGGAGACAGCATAAGTACCGTGGTGATGGTAGAAAGTAACTTCTTCATCATTGAAACTTTTTTAGAATAATGTCGTCAATCTCTTCTTGGATTTCATCCTTGGTGGCAGCAAGCTGCATCATGATTGTTGGGTTGAATCTCAACACCTCTAGCCCGTTGTCAAACACGACAACTGTTGGTACGCTACTAATGCTGTACTGACCGACCGCCTTGGGTTGAAAGTCAATACACATGCGGTACGCTCTGCAGTCACTGAGGTCATTGAGGAAGGCTACCTCGTTGGACTTGTTCCACTCAGCCCAGAACTCAACAACCGTAATCCCCTTGGACTTCTTGGCATCAAGCTCACCTAGCTCCAGAAAGCTTTGCGAGAATGCTGTGGTGGGCAGCAACAACAACAGGAGAAGCAACTTATTCATACAGCTTTTCCTTAATCATCTTGATGTCCTCCTTCATTTCGGTGACATCCTCTTGTGTCGTCATGATAGTCTGACGGACAAGCTGGTCTTTCATGTCAAACTCCATACGAGTAATCTCTGGCTCGTTGGGCTTGGGCAACTCCTTAGCTACAGCGATGTCGGCCTGAAGTGAGAACCACATAGCAACCATGCTGCCAATTCCAGCAGCTACCATCCCCAGTGTCTTGAGGTCTAGGGTAACCTCTGTGTTCTCTCCGACCTTCGCCATAGTTAGAAGAATAAGTAATTGAAGCCTGCGCGGCCTGCGTATGAGTTAATCTGCCAGTATTGTAAGTGTCTGGCTTCCACAAATATACTAAGATGTTTGTTAAGCTTTGCTCCAATGATGAGACCCGCGTCCCACTCAATGTCCATGTTGTCTTCGTACTCAAACGACAACTCGCTCAACCCTCTGTGCATAGAGTATAGAGAACACCAGCCATGCACCCAAGACTGCTCTGTGTAGTGGTAGTAGTCCATACCCATCACAGCTGATAGCTCCTGCTGCAAACCAAACTCATTTAGCTCTCTTCTGTTGTAGTCATTCACAATCCTACCGAAGTGGTAGCCATAGAACTCTACGTCTGACTGAGCAATGACATCCCCATTGAGACGCCATACTTCCTCGTCGTCACTGTAGAATCCGTACTCGTTGGCAAGCTGCCACCAGTGCTTGTTGGCTGGGTCGTCAAACCACGCCTCGATGGGGGAGTAGCCGTACACCGGGTGTGCCCTGTGAGCTGCGCCTACGGTGAAGTCAAACTCACCGAGTCTCTTGCGTAGCCTAACCTCTGCTTGAGTGTACTTGAGATTGACCAGTCCGTTCTGAATGTAGCTACCACGAACTGTAAACCAGTTGCCTGAGTAGCGCAACCTGTACTCCTGCTGAGTGAACACGTCGTTCCTGTTCCGAACAGCTGAGTACTCCAGCAGATACTCCCAACCGGGAGCGTTCGACACCGTGGCGTTGTCGCTAATCTCGTTCTCCTGACCTGTGTAGAACTGGCCTTGCTTGACCTGATAGTCAAACCTTGCCAGCTTGCGCAGGCCAACACTGAAGACGTAGTTGGCTTTGTTGACTTCGGTAATCTCCTCAAGGTATCCAGAGCCTGCTACCCCGTTGACCCTGTACACAGAGTTTTCTACAAGTGGGGCGTTGGCTGTAAGGCTACCATACAACGTAGAAAAGCGCAGCAGCTGTCCTTGAGCGACAGTTGCCACGCTTAACAATACGCATGCTAAGAAGAACCTTAACATCTTACCCACTGCAAGATTCACAGTCCTCCGGGTTCTCGATGTTGCAGGTAATCTCACCTGATTCAATCTTTTCTTCCTGCTTCTTGAGCTTGTCTTGGTCAAGAAATTTGCAGCTTCCGAAGTCCTCTTCGTTCATCTCTTTGATTTTTCAATGGTTCTACCTGCGAAGTACGCACCAAATGCTGTGAGCATAAGGATTTCTAGCAAAGATACATAGGAATCTTTTACGTTAAATGGCAGATTGTCAAGTGAATCGAGCACCATGGTTAGCATGAACATCGACATGAGAGCAATCAATGTAACTGGTCTGATGAGCTTTGCAAGTTTGACGTCGCTGCTCATGTCAGCCTTCCATCTTTCGCTGACGTTGTTCTGGAACTGCACCTCCGCATCGAGCATTGCCTTAGCCTCTGCCGGGTCAACACTTGGCTCGTTGTCAAGCAGGTTCTTTACGATGCCCAAGCCCCCTTGGTCTGGGAGCAAGTCAGCAACTTTGTCGAGGACTCCGGGTGCGGCCTTCTTTAGCCACGACCCAAGCTTGGTGTCCTTAATCTTTTTTCTTTCTTCCTTCATACTGTTCTAAGTATTGTTTGTTGAATGAGAGCACAAGTCTGAGCATCTCCTGTTCTAGTTTGTCGACCTCTCTCGCCTTGAGAGCCGGGTCAATGTCTCTGTCCTTAATGGCCCTGATGTCTTTACGCATTGCCTGCAAGGCCTTGTCAACCTTTCTACCTTCCGATTCAAGCGCAGCAGCAGCTCGCGTTCTTGGCTCGTCGAGGTTCAAGTTTTCCCTAGCTTCGACTGCCTGCTTAACAGTAGTTCTGAACTTGTAGTAGTCAGCCATGTCTACGCGAGAGTTGTATGTGCCGTAGCCCACACGCACAATCGGCATCGTAGAGAGCACCTTACCTGCCACCTCCTCTTTGTCGTCAGAGTACCCCTGCAGATGCTGCACCGGAGTCTCGATAGTCTTGTAGGTGTTCTTGAGGAACCTGTATCCACCACCACCGTAGTACTCGAAGGCATGCCAGATTTTGTCTGGAGACATGTCAAGGTATCCCTTCTCATACTCGTTGCCGTCTGTCACGTCGTTCAGGAACATGGTTACGTCACGGAGCCACTCAGGTGAGCGCGAGCCTAGCGAAGACATAGGCAGGTTCTGACCCGGTGCATTGTCCTTGTACACCTGAGTCCCGAAGTAACTTTCGTTCATGTAGATTTCTACGAGAGGTCTCAGGAACGTGGGGGTGCCTGCTTTACCAAGCTTGTTAAGTAGAGTGCTAGATTCGCCAAACGAGATTGGAATGAAGGAGTTAAACATACCTCCGACCATGAACGCGCCAGCATCTCCTACGGTTCTGATGCCAGTAGCCGCTTCGTATGACATGGTGCCCATGTTGTGGAAGATGTTGTATCCATAGGGCAAAGGAACCTTGATGTAGTCCTTGCCGCCAATCATCACAATCATGTTGCGCTCCTTGACGTAGTCAGGAATCTTCTCGTAGAAAGTTCTGCCGTCCTCGTCCTCATCAGAGATGGCTTGGTTCAGCGCAGCCTGAGCGGCAGCAAACAGCGTCATGCCCATGGCAATCTTCTGTGAGCTGTTGAGCGTTCTGTAGTATCCACCACGTCCGTTAGGAACCTTCTTGAGCTGCAGCATTGTGCGTGCAAACTTGGCTGTACCCTGAACGCCTGCGTTGAAGAACAGGTACAAAGCGTTAATCACAGAACCACCACTACCGCTTCTGTTAAAGTTGATGGTGAGCTCCTTGGCCAAGTACGCTGCCTTCTCCGCATTCATGCCTGCCTCTCTGGCCGACTGGAACACAGCAAATCTGATTGCGTTCTCAACCGCCATGTTGGTGTTGTTCACGTAGTCAGCGATTGCTTTGAGCCCCTTGACAGCAGTAACCCCAGCTCCACCCTCCTGCATTCTAGTCAGGGTCTCGAGGTCTGAGCGCAGTTTGTCTCTGTTCTTGGCGTATGGCCAATCAGTGATAGCTCCTGAGTCTTGGAACTCCTGCCACGCCTTGTACATCGGGTGGCTTGTGTCCTCAACGCCCTGCAAGTTTTTGTACAGGAACGCGAGAGATGGGAGGTGCTTCTTGAGTGTAGACTTGACAAGGTTCTCACCGAACGCTTGACCGCCCTCAATCTCCTGCTCAGCAAGCAGTGACCCCAAACCAAACTGCAAGTCGCGTGTGAAGTTGGCTACAATAAAGTCAGGGGAGTAGCTTGTAAAGGTGCTTGACAGGAATCTACCAAGGCCACGAATGGCATTGAATATCATACCGGGGACGCCCTCGGGTGACTTGAGGATGTTGTGCTTGTTGACTGCACGAGCCACGGCAGAGTTGGCAAACTCCATGAAGAACGACTCACCGTTGATGACAACCTCGACGAACCTGTCGTTGTTGCGCATCTCATCGCGGGTCATGCCACGGCGCTTGCCTCTCAGCACTGGCGTAGCATCCTTCGGTCCGTAAATTTTGTACAGGTCCTTGTCCGGGTTGTCAGCCAAGAGGTTGAGCAGTCTAGAGTTGGCAAGGTTCTTCTCGCCAGCCATGACTGTTTGGTACCGTCTCTCGAAGATGTAGTCAAGTGGGCTGTCAGCCAAGCTGGTACGACCCTCTGCTCTTCTGATTCCACGGAACACTCTTGCTTGGTGCATGTGCAGGTAGCCTGCCTCACGCGCCTCGCTACCTCCGTCCTCGTCAATGGCGAATCCGCTAAGCGGGACGTAGCTTGGGTACAACGCCTCAAGCTTATCGACAGTAGCCTGTGTCTCCAGCCCGTACTCTACAATCAACTTGCGAGTCTCTGCTTGGAACTCCATCACCATGTCGTAGGCCTGACGCATTCCTTCACTGTCGAGCTCTTCAATCTCTCTGCGTGCCTGTTCGTCGGTCTTACCTGAGAAGTTGTCGTTCTCCAGTCTAGCCTCTACGTCAGCCAGCTCTTCTTGCAGGTCAGCAAGCTTCTTGGACGCTTTACGCTTGGCCGTGTCAGAGGTTTGCTCGTCGTTGATGAGCGCTGCCTGCTTGGCAATCGACTCCATGATAAAAAGCTTCTTGTTGCCGAAGCGCTCGCGCAACACAGTGTTACGATTCTCTGCGTGCATAGCATACAGGAAGTCGCTCAGCTCCTTGTGCGAGATACCGAACTTGTTCATGACTGAAGCTAGGTCCTCCATGAACATGTCTACACTTTGCAACCTACGCGATGCCTTACCGTCAAGAAGCGACAGCGCCATGGAGTAGTCTTGCTCCTGCATCACCCTGCCACCGATAGCCTTCTCGATGTCGCGCTGGTAGCGGATGGCTCTGTAGAACTTGTCGTACACAAACTCCATGATGCCGAGCATGGCTCGCTGTGTCTTGCTCATCTCAGCTTCCCTGTCGATACGAGCTGGTGGTCTCTCACCACGCAGAGTGTTGATGTCAGCGTCGTAGTCGTCGAGGAATCCCTGAAGCGGCTGCGCCTTGAGGGTTCTAGACTCAGCAGCCTCGATAACTTTGTCTGCAGGAATAATGAGTTCGTTGAGTCTGTCTGTGTTTACAATGACTGCCTCCTGAACTCCTGTTCTACCTGACCCAACATTTTGTTCAGCCATCTCCATTGCTGGGTTACCCGTCTCGGAGAAGTAGTAGCCATCAAATCCTGCTTGACGAATGATTTCTGCAAACGCCATTCTGGAAACAAGGATTGCTTCTTTCAGGTCCGTACCCGTAAGCGAACCAACCCCTTCACCTTTGACGCTCATGACGTACGAAACCAAGGCATCAGTGGCTGAGGTTTCAACTCCTCGGTCTCCGTACATCAGATTGTACAACATCTCAATCGTTGACTCACCGCCGCCTCTTCCACCACGACCCAGTTGTATATTAGTGTCTCGCATTTTGCCTGCTGTCTCAGAAAGCAATATGCTTGTAAACAGCTCCGGGTTTATGCCGACAACGCTTACAAGTTCTGTTTCTCTAAATGTATTTTGACCCTTGGCGCGACGAGTAGCGTCAGCAATCGCTTTAATCGCAATCTCGCTATCGACGCTGGCGTCGTTCAGTTTGTTCAGAGCTCTCGTTACCTGAGCGCCAATGCGGAAGTTGTACATGTTGGCTAGGCGAAGACCGCTTGAGTCAACATACACAACATTCTTTCCGTACATAGCCGCCTTGTTTACATTACCTGTGAGGTATGTGCCAAGTCCGTGTAGTCCCGGACTAAAAGGTCCGAAGGCTAGTTTGTTAGAAAATTGCGTGAACTCTTTATTGGTTCCGTGCAACAAGATACCCGCTTCAGCAAGCGTCCTCCAAGTAGCCCCAGCATTTTTTCCCGACCCGGGCAGCGAGTCTATCGGCTGCGCCTTTACTTCTGTGCCGGGCTCTTGCGGGGCGCGGTATTTCTCAATGCCTTTAGAATCTGCTCTACTGACGGCAGTTTCCCGTTTTGCTTCAGCCGCGTCAAGGTTGACTCCAGCTGCCGCAAGTCTTTGTCTTGTATCATTGTCTAGGTCCATTCTCGAGGCGACGTTGTCAATCGCCATCGCATAGTTTTCACTCCGTGTGTTCGCACCCATGCTCCTCCACAGCTCTTGCTCGAAGTACCACATGGTTGCCTGCAGTTCTGCAGTTGTCAGTCCAAGCTCATTAGCCGCCTGAGTCACAGCTTCGGCCTGAAGTCTGCGCTCTGATTCGCTACGAGGAACCTCGACGATAGTCTCCCTACCGCTCACCGTGTCAATCATGGTGCCTGCGTATCTGTTCCAAGTTCTGTTAAACCACAGGTCAGATGTCAGAGACTCGCCCAGCCCCTCCATGTTGAGAAAGAAGCTACCTACCTTTTCTCCGAGGATGTACGAGCCCTTACGTCTACCGGGTGCAGGGTTCTTGTTAACCTTGCCCTTAGTGTCAGGCACGGACTTATTGAACTCTCTGAGCACCTCGATTGGTTGGTCTGTCGTAAGGAACTTGACCACAGCCTCAGGTGTTTTGAATCTCTCGAACAGCGCTTGAAGCTTGTCAAGCTGCTTAGCTACAGTCTTACCCCTAGTGGTGTAGCCAGTGGGCTTAGGGTATCCAGCCTTCATGTCCTTCTTGGCAATCTTGACGCGGAAGTTCTGTCCGTTTTTGTACTTGCTGTCTCGACCCAAGGCGTCTACACCTTGAACGATGAAGTGCGTTTTAGTTTCTTTAACAACTCTACCTGACGCTACTGACTTGCCCTTCTTGTCGACGAAGCTCATCTTGTCTCCTGCCCAGTTACGTGAGAAGTTGCCTGAGCGCTGCTGGTCGATTGGTGTGTTGCGCAGTACGGCAGCCAGCGTAGTCATGTTGCCGATAGGGCTGTTGCCCGGAGACAGTACAGCAAGCAACGCTGTGCCGATGCTACCCATGGCCTCGCCCTGCAGGGCAGGGAACATAATCCCCATCTTCTGCTTGGCCTCCTGAATGTCCTCGGTGTACCACGTGATACCGCCAGTGCGTGCATCCTTTTGGTTCAGGTAGAACCCGGCCTCCTCGTACACGTTGTTGAGGAAGCGCGTCATCATCTCGCCTTCACTCTTCACAGGCTCACCTGCAAACTTGTTGAGTGCGCGAGCTACTTGAATGCTTTGCGTCAGCTCTCCCGGTGTCTCTGAGTTGATGGCATCAATGGCGAGTTGCTGTGCCTTGGTGACTCCGGTAACCTCAGGTGGGTCGACATCAGGCGGTGTGTCGTGAGTCCATCTCTCGTCGAACGTGTAGCCCTTCTTCTTCTCAATGTAGTTGATGAAGTTCTTGACGTGCTTCTCGTCCGTAAACTTTCTGCGTACCGTCCACTTACGACCCGTGTCCGTGTTGAACTGAATGGTAGCCTCGATGGCCTGAGCCTTGGTAGTGGTCCCGAACGCAGCGATGTACTCCTCTCTAATCTGCTCAGGGGTCATGCCCGGGAACAGTACGTCGAGCTCGGCCAAGTCGTCGGCCTTCATCTCCTTGTCTCTTGTCTGGAGGTACTTCTCGTCTGGTTCCGGCTTAAACTGGAACTCCGCGTTAAACTGCCTGTCTTCTTCTCTTGCTTCCTCAATCTCCTTCTGAGTCATGAACTGCTCCTCCCTGAAGTCTTGCAGCCTTTCTACAGCTGAAGAGAAGAAAGTAAACAACTCAATGTCCGGCACTCCGTCCTTACCAAGCGCAAGCTCTTGGGTGGCTTGGTCTTCTGCAGGGCTAAGCTGGTCAAGGTTTGTGCGAGCCACACGAACCATTGATTCACCATTCTTGTATCGTGCTACAAAGCCAAACTTCTCGTAGTACTTAATAAGCTTCTTGGCTGCCGCCATGTTCTGCGTTTCAGTGCCCTGATAGTTTCTTGTGGGGTAGGCCATGAGCTCCACGTCAACGCCAAGCTCATCAGCCACCTCCATGGCCATAGTCAGGAAGCGAGTTCCAAGTCCGGTGCCCCTGTTGTCTCCCTTGAGCAGCTTGCCATCTTTATCCATGGGCTTTGATACAAACCACTCGTCGAGTTTAATTACCCGATTCGCATCGTCTACGGGTCTAAAGGTAAACTCGATGTGTCTGTCCGGTTGTCCGTCAGGAGTCTTGGCAATTTCATTGTCGACGTAAATCATTCTGCCCTGACTCAATCCAGCCAAAATCCCTCTGTATCTAAACACACCTCCATCTTTCTTCCCTGCAGTCTTTGCAAGAAGCTCGTAAAAGCTGCCAATAACTTGCCCATCCCCCTCCTTGATTGCCTTTGCATCATCCTCGGTGAACAAGGTGGCTTGGCGCTTGAGAACATCTGAAGTGTCTACAGCACCTTCCCCTCTGGAACGAGCCATGGCAAGACCCTCGTCGTAAGACTTAGCCCTGACGCCGTCCCCGGGCTTTGCGTCAAGCGCAGCCGCAGGGTCGTAAGCCATGAAGACTAGGTCTGGTTTGTCACGCAGGGTTGAGTTAGGTGCATCCCATCCCTCGGGAGCCCTATCTACATCGAATGGGATTCTGGCCACAGGGACAAAGCCTGCAGCAATGTTGTTCTTTACAAGGTAGGTGTCGAAGCACTCGAGGTGGTTACCCCCATCCTCGATACGCTTACGCAGCATCTCAGCCTGCACCCCACGAAGTGGTACGTCCGGATGCTTGGTGAGTCCACCCATGTAGCCGTCCTTGTCCACGTAGGACACGACGCCCGAGCTAAGTCTGTTGTTGCCGACGTAGAACGTAGTGCCCTCGTCCATCATGCGTTGGATGGTCTCCTCTTTCAGTGGTGTTGTCTGACCGTCAACCCCCGTCCCCTTCTCTTTGTGTGCTGCGATTGCTTCCCGCATATTCCTTGCGATAGCCGCCACAGCGTATTCGTTGTTCTTGGCAGGGGAGATGTCGCCCTCTGTCATGCGAGTGCCAGCAGGTGAGTACCCACCGTTCTCGTCAGGACGTACAGGAACCCACATGTCCACACGCGCAGTGTTGCGCCACTTGGTGACCATGCCATCGAAGCCCTGCTTGCGAGCCTCGTACCCAATCCACTCTGCTTGCCTGTTTCCGTCGAATGCAACGACGTTACCCGCATCCCTAAACGCCTTGAGCGCTGTGTCGTACAGGTTGAGTGGGTCCTTGAACAAGTCGTACAGCATTTGCGGTGGCACCGTAGCCTCGTAGGCCCGGCCAGTCACCATTCTCTCTTGGTCCTCAGGCTTGACGTAGAACATTGCAACCTTGTCACCACGCTGGTCAGTGGTGTATGGCTGCTGACCAAATCTACGCGGGTCAATAAACCCACCCTCCAAGTCCTGTGGCCCCACATGAGTCAGCTTGACGTTGCCGTTGGCATCAAACGTCATTGCTTCCTTAGTCCAGTCACCTAAAACACTGGGTTCGCTCAACCTATCTTGTGCTTTTACTGTAGAATCAAGGTCGTCTGACTGCTGATGCGCTTGAGCTCTAGTCTGAGCGTTCCTGTGACGACGCAATTCGCGCCTGTTTAAGACACCTTCTATACCCAGTCCGGGTCTAAGTGTGCCTGATGCGTCTAAAACGGCAGCAAGGGCCCCCTGAGCGCCTCCTTCACCCTCTGAGAAGTACTCTGCTGCGTCACGAAGACCGTTGGCTACGTCTTGGAGCACAGGTGTGTTGGTCATCTTAACCCCTTTTGCGCTCAGCGCTTGCTTCACAAAACGTGCAAAACCGCTTACGATTCCCTTGTGGAACTGAATGTCAATTTCCCCATCGGCCATGTCACTAAACACCTCAGCCAAAAACTCCTCAGCCTTGAGCGCCTCAGATACGTTACCGTATTCGTTCACGAAATTGCCGTACTTGGCAAGCTGCGCTTTGGTCATGCCTCTGCGCAGGGCAGATGCCAAACGAATCATGGCTTCGCCACGGTTTACTCCGTCCTTGAGCATCTGACGGTACACCGATTGGTGAAATCCCTCGTGGTACCCTGTGTTTGTCTTGAGAGCAGGGGCGTAGAGGACTACAGTACCCCCGTCCCTAGATATGTGCATACCTCGAGAAAGCTTTACTTTACTTGGCGACACCTTCCCTGCCTTGGCTACCTCGCGCTGAAACGCTTCTTTGCTGTTGACCAAGATGACCTCTGCGTCAGGGTTGTCTGCCTTGATTGCTTTAGCCATGTTGAACGCCCCGACGATGCCGTCACGAATCTGTTCTGCTGTAGCAAACCTAGTACCCTTGATTCCCTTGGCAAGGAGGCGAGATAGAATCGTGTCTGTGTTGTTGTCAGTTAAGACAATCTTTCCTGCACCAGTGTTGCCCTGTCCCTCTGTTACGCTGTCCCACTCGCGGTCTACATTCAGGATGTCATCCACAAGTCTTTCTACCTCTTTGTTGTTGCGCGTTTGCGCCTCCACGTCCATGTCAAATCCAGCGTTAGCCGACTCGTACTTGTTCTCAATCTCCAGCTTCTGCGCCATCAGACTGCGTACGTCATTGGCCAGCGCATCCAGTTGCGTCTGATTTGTCCGCCCCTCTGCTCTTGCAAGGTTTCTTGCTCTTTGACGCTTCTTAGAGATTTGTTGGTTGAGGTCAATGATAGATTGCATATCCTCAGCCTCCATCTGATTGTAAAAATCAATGTCTTTACGGACTAGTCTATTAGCGTCTTCTGTAATCTTAGTTATCTCAGCCATGATAGACTTCCTCTCTTCTCTAGAAAGGTCATCACGCTCAAGCTGCTCTTTCAAAAACACTGACCTGTCCTTGAGCTCAAGTCTGTCAAAGAGTGTGAACTTAGAACCGATAGCGCTAGCCCCTTTCGCCGCGATGTATGGGGACGCACCCACACCGCCACCAAGAAAACCTGCGAGTCCCGCATCAATGATTGCGTCAAAATTCCAGTACTCATCAATCGCCTCTTGCGCAGTCATCCTTCCGGACACCACCTCAGAGTTGACTCTATTGATTTGGTCCAGCGTAGCAATAAGTCCCTCTTCTTTACCCTCTCCAATCCAAGCCCTTACCGCTTGTCCAGCTTCAGAATCAAAAATCTTTTTGACTCCATCCCTAACAGCCTTAACTCTTGCTTTTCTGCTAGAAGCAGTAAGCACGTCTTTAGTTAGGTCGATACCTTTCTTAATAGACTGCGTCTGAAGGTTCTGCAACCCCACGAAGTATCTGGTGACACCAGCTTCGATAATACCTGCCCTCACGCCTACCTCAATCGCTTCTGTTCCTGTAACGTCTGGTCTATTTGCGTATTCACCCGAAGTCTGAGACAAAGCGTCAACACCAAATACAGCAGCCATCAGGTTGGGTCCGCCAATGTAGTTGGCAGCGACAGCCTTAGTCATGTCGGGGGCTAAATCGAAGATAAATCCCACTGTGTTTATTGCCGCCGCCTCGTAGTTTTTATCTACAAAGTTTGCCCAAGCACCTTTCTGTGCCTGCTCTTCACTCATGACCTTGGCAGAAATGAGCTCTGCTGAAACTTGACCAAGGCCTCCTGAGTAGTTGTAGTCTCTTGAGTAGACGTCAGCCATCTTGATGGCGTGCTCTCTGTCGGCCTGCAGTTTCTTTCTAAACTCTCTGAGCTGGTCCCCTGTAATGTTTTGATAGGCCTCTTTTCCTACCGTAGTGTAGTAGTTATTTTTTTGAACAGGGTTCAGAAAGTCTGGGCGCTGCAAGGTCTCCTTGGACATAGCCATGATTTCCCTGCCAGTAATGTTGTTGTAGAGAAGACGGCCAAACTTATTGTACGCCTCATCGCTCATACCCGGCCCCCCGAGCTCGTTGATGATGTCGTCAACATCTGAGATAACCTCAGCAAGCTGCTCGTCACTGGCTTTTCCTTTGGCAAACATCAATCCATCAAAATCTGCGATGCCAAAGCCAGTCCAAGCATTCTTAAATCGCTCAGTAATCCAGCTACCCTCCTCGATTTCCTTGCCCTGTTTGATTGCGTCATACGCACCTTCCTTCTTCCCAACCCTGCCCGTAAGCTCATAGGACCTCATGCCTGACATTCCTGAGAGCGCAGCGGCAAAGTTTCTTTTCTCTGCGTTTCTAAAGGCGTAGTCTGCAAACTCGTCGAGGTTCATGCGCTCAACTCTTTCTCTAAAATCAGGCGGAATGCTTTGCGTGTACTGCTCCTTCAGGTCCTTAGCCATGTTCACAGCTTGCTCTCCTGACGCACTCTTCCCCGTCAAAAGCCTGACCATATCATCTTCAATCAGCATAAGACTCTTAGAGGAATCTTCAGCAAGGCGCTGGAACTCGTCGTCTACGGCTAGTGCAGAGTTGGCTTTCTCCTCGTCCATGAAAAAGGACTCTCCACCCGCAACCCTAGAAAGACGCTCTTTCTCTACAGAGTCCATGTCGAGAACAAGGCTTGCAAGTTCTCCCTCAAAGAAAATTTGCTGCGCCTGCTCGGACTCAAACCCAAGAGCTTTTGCCTGCTCCGGGATGTCTCGCACAACAGCAATGGCCTCTTCAACAGTCGTGCCAAAGTTCGGGACGGCATCATTGAAATCTGTTACAGGGATAGACGGTGCGGGCGCATCAAAGCGCAGCGCATCTGACTCAGCCTGCTCAGTGAGACCTAGGTCGAGAGGTTCCGGTAACTGTGGCTCTGCAGGCTCAGGCTCTGCTAGAACTGAAGCCGAATCTCCAGACTCTTGTTCTGGTGGAGGAGCCGTAGCTGAGGTAGATTCCGTAGAAACCTCTTCCTGCTGAACAGCCGATACTGACGTATCGTCTTTTTTTTTTACACCCATCAAGGTGCCGAACTCATCAAGGCTTTTGTTGTATCCTGTCTGAGTGAACAGGTTGTAAGCATCCTGAAGAGCTTCGTCGTTGGAGTTGAGCAAGTTGACGAAATCGTCAAAGGAATTGTTGTATCCCTCCTGTTGGAACAGAGTGTAAGCGTCCTGTAGTGCCTGTTCGTTCATTCTGTAAAAATACTAAATTAGTTGTATCTAGAGCCGACACCGCCTGATTCCGCTGCAGGCGCCTGCGTTCCTACGTTCAACCCTCCAAGAGCAGAGTTGATGCGGGTTGTCTCGTTTAAGTATTGATTCTGCATCGTACCCCAAATCTCTTCGTAGGTTGGAATAATGTCTTTGAATCCCTCTTGCACGACGTCTCCTAGTTCTGAGAACATCAGACCTGCTTGGTTGAATCCCGGTCTAATCTCAATCTTAGTTGGCAGCTTTGTGATGGCGCTGTTGGATGCGGTCCAATTCTTCTGCAACTCTACAGCTTCATTGAGCTGCTCTCTGACCGCCTTCTTCTCGTCAGCAGTTGCGCCGACCATTGAGTTTAGCTGAGACTCAAGACTTTCTACAAGCTGCTTAGCTTGAGATGCTTCTTCTCTAGCAATCTCCTTGGCCTGTCTTTTGAACTCGGTAGAAGAAATTTCAAAGTACAAAGGCTCCATGAGCTCGTCTTGCTGAGGCTTTCTGTTTGGATACACTACAGCGTTGAGCTGTACATTTTTGTTGTTTGCACCAATCTTGATAGCATCTTGTGCCCCACCGATGTCAAGTCTGCGTCCAACCTCACGATTTCCTCCGGGGTCCACAGGGCCCTCAACTCTACGGAAAGAGGTCGGTGTAAGCTTAGCGCTAACTCCAAAGCTTCTTGTCGAACCCTGAGGTGATGGCTGGTACTGGTTCTTCAGCTTAAACAACGTCTGGTCAGCGGTATTGGTAATCTGATAGCTCAGCGCCTCCTGTCTGTTCTTGATGGCCGCAGCAGTCTGTGGGTTCAATCCCCCCTTACCGACAGCTTCATCCACGTTAGGGAACGCGATGGTAAAATAACCTTCTGGTTTCTCGTCAGTTTTCTCGTTGTACACAAGCTTCCAGTCTGTCAAGAACTTGCTGTTGGAGTACAGGTCGATACCACCGTAGTCGGCAGTTGCCTTGTTCATATTATCAACATTCAGGTTCTCCACCCCGTAAGAGAATGCACCGTACTGCGTAGACACAGCGTCCACAAATGCAGCGGGGTTGGCCATGAAGTCTGTGCGGAGTCTTTGGGCAACACGGCTACCGACGTAATCAGCGTTAAGGCCCTTCTTCCTGTCACCAGACACATTAAAGATGTCTGCGTCTCCTTCGAGCTGCTTGGAGTAGGTATCGCTGAGCGGGGCGAACATAAAGTCCGTACCCGGCGCACGACGCGAGGCAATGAAGTTTCTTCCGTTCTGACCGAACACACCCTCGTTTACAAACGTAGACTGCAGGTATTCTACAGGCTCACCGTCTGCACCCGGCACCACGATTCGCCCACCCACTACTTGGAAAGGAATCTCTTGGTTAAAGGACTTAGCCTCAGCCACAGCCTGCGCTCTTGTGCCGAGAAGGTTCTGGTCCAGAGAGCCCTTGTTCAAATCGTTTACCTCTTTCTGATAGTCAGCCGTGATGGCCACAGCGTTCTCCTTGATGACAGAATACTGGCTGTACGCCTCGTCAGCTGATTGCTTGTTTGCCGCAGAAGGATTGCTGATAGCCGTAAGACGAGCGTCCTCCCAGATGTCGTACGAAGCCTGAAGGACACCATTGTGTCTGTCCATCACCTTCGTTCGACTCTCGAATCCCCTAATGCCCTCTCTAGCTTTCTTATCCTGCTCTACTTTTGCCTTTTTCTGAGCATCCAAATACTTCAGAGTCAACTGGTCGTAGTTGGCTCCGAGGGCTGCGAAGTCAGTGGGCTTGAGAACAAAGTCTGTTTTGTTCTCGTAGAAGCCTCCTTGATTGAACTTTCTCTTACTTACCTTCATACTTCTCTGCGTCTTTGTGGAACTTGTTCAGGGTCTTGCGAACGAACTTATGCAGGGGTGAGTTGCCCTTCTTCGCTTCGCGTGCCATCTTGCCAGCTTGCTGCGGGTTAAAGATGTACTCGCCCCCTGTCATCTCTCCAATCTTGGCTCCCTCCTGCACGATGTCAATAGGGTTGGTGTCGTGAGAAAACTCTCCCGGTGTAACCTTTGCACCCTGCTCTGCGCCGAACGTGACAGCGGTTCTTGCAACGCCTGCTGCTGTACCGACGATGCCCTGAGCAATCTGCTGTCTTGCGTACTGCTCTCTAGCCTGCTCTGCCTTGAGTTGGTCGAAGGCCATGCCAATGTCAAAGGTAGCACGCTGCTCTCTTCTCTGAATCTCTCGCTCTCTGGCCTGAGCCAAAGTGCCAAGGGCGCCAGTCTGGAGTCTCTGCTGCTGCAGAACCTCCTGCTGTTGGGCACGCTGTGCCTGTGCTGTGGCGGCCAAGGTCGCACCCAGTCCGCGAGCTCCGTACTGCTGAGCTGCCGCTACGTTAGTTGCAAGCCCACGGTTGATGTCCTCTACACGCATGGCCATGAGTCTTTGGTCATAGGCCTCCTTCTGCATGTTGTAGAACTCAACGGGCGTGCCGAGCCCGGGGCGGGTGGCGTAAGCGTCTCTAACAGCGCCCTCTGCGCCTGCAATGTCTACATCTTTTAGGGCTCTTGCCCCCATTACGATGTTGGTGACACCGCCTACAATCTGACCAACCCCACTAGCTGCGCCTGCAGCCTTTGCTAAACCGTCTCCTCCTCCTTTGCTTTCAGTGTCCGTGGTTTCTGTAGCTGCCGCTTCAGGCTCGGGTGGGGTCTCTGTGACTGGTGCGCCAATCTCGCTTTGGGTTCTATACTCCGGCGGCATAGTAGGTCCGGTGAGCGGGTCCTCGATAGCGCGTGTATCAAACCCACCTGAGTAATCTGTCTGAGGTGCGCCAACGATTTCGTTTGTCCCGCCGGGACTAATTGTCATTGGGTCAACTTGAGCCTGAGGTACGCCGATGGTGTCTTCATACCCGTACATCATGGGCAAGTCTTGACCGCTGTCAATCCCGCCCGGGTTGGGATATTGTGAGGCACGTCCAGTTGCGTATGGGGCCAAGCCCACATCCATTCTAGGACCTTCAATTCTGGGAGCCATGTCAAACCCAAGGTCTGAGGCTACATCGCTTCTCCTATAAGCATAGAACTCCGGCGAGCCGGGTGTATATGGATTACCGTAGTACTTAAAGTTGGCCATACTGCAAATTTAGTTAACTCTGTCGTTATGAAGGCGTGAGCGCTCAAAGATAGCGTTCACAGCGTACAGCTCGTTCTTGATGGTGGAGCTGTTAGTAAGTTTGATTTTTAAGAAATAGTCGCGCAGTGGGTCTCCTGTAGCATGACCTGAGTCAGAAGCGTTCCTTGCAACCAAGTTGTCTGCGTCGGCAAGTCCGCCTGTACCGCTGACGTTTAGGGTGAACCTGTCATAGACGCCTGTAATTGTGTTGCCTGTGGTAGCACCGTCTGCCGCATCGAACAGTGTGTCCCCAATGTTGAACGGGATATTGTCTACGCGAGACGTAAAGGTTACTCTGTTGTTGGCACCATCAACCCCGGTTGTAGCCACAACCCCAACAGCAATCTCGTCTAGCTTGCTAGTGGTGCTCGTGTCACCGGGCATATCACAGTACAACATCCCCTCCCGGAACCCATCGCCAGCTCTTATGTTGCCGTCAATGTCTTGGTCCTTCCACATGTCAACCGTAATGGTAGATGACTGGTCGGAGTTAGACAGCTCGACAGACCACACGGAGTTGCCCTCAAGACCTAGCGCCTTGTACACCTTTACCATAGATGGGTTAATCTTGGAGATAGCCTCAATCATGGA